TCGTTAATGCAGCCAAAACAGACCCTACAGTTAACAAGGTGTTGAATGCTCAAGGAGTTACTGTAGGCATGGCTGAAGGGGGTGTAGTTAAACGCTACGCTAACGGAGGTTACGAAGAAGGTAAAGTAGCGGAAGCACTAAAAGGTGTTATGGGTTTAGTAAAAACTAATCCTAAGTTACAAGAAATGTTAGCTACTAAGGGTCTTAAGATTAATACTACAGGTGCTGACAAGACTGCTGAAGCTATGGAAAAAGCTAATAAGCCTAACGTAACAACAGAGCCTATCATGGATGAGAAACAAGTTACTTTAGGCATGGCTGAAGGCGGTGTGGTTGCAGGTGATCCTTTTGACTTTGAAGAGAAAGCACGTGCATCTGCAGCAGAAGGGGATAATGTTACACCTGCACAGATGAAACAGGTCTTAGCTGACTTTGATGCTTTGCCTCAATTCAAAGGTGTATACAATGAGGATATTAAATATTTAGCAGATGCGGGTTCACTTGTGACTGCACCAAACTCTACCTTTAACTTTCAAGATTGGATGACTGTAGGTTTTACTCCTGCAACGGACATGTTTAGTTTTCTGGCAAATAATACAGAAGGCTTAAAAATGATCAAGTACGTCAATGCAGACGGGCGTATTTTAGAACTGGCAGAAGGTGTTGCACCACCAGCAGGTTACGAGTTGTACACACCTCCTGCTGTTAATCCTGCTCAAGTACCTGTCGCTACTCAACCTGTAGAAGAAAAAGAACGAAAAACTGGTGATGACTCTAGAGTTGGCCCTGAACCTGAACCTGATACAAAGCCTACCCCTCCACCAGACTTTAGTGAGATGACTACTGATGAACTAAAAGCTGCTATGGATAGTGCTGCCACGGTAAACAAGTTTTCTAATTTAGGAATGTTGCTTGGGCCTATAGGCGCACTAGGGGGTATTGCAATTCAAGCTACTATGAGGTCAAGAGGTATTCAAATTGGTAAAGCTGCTGAAGAGAAACTAAAATCAACGGACAAAAGTAGTGCTGAATATGCAAAACTTGTAGAATTAGTAAAACGAGGTGGCATTGCAAGTTCAGGACCAACAGGTTGGATTGCAGGTAAGCTGGCTAAAAAGGCACAAGAGAATGCTGTTGCTGCAAAAGAGGGTGAAGTAGACCCTACTCCTACAATTACTGCAAAGGTAAGTAGTGCAGACATTACTAAAACGTCTTCAAACAGTATTAATGAAGGTGCACAAACAAAAGGGGCGAAGGAAAGACTAGACGCTAAGATTGAAGCAGAACGTAAAGCTGCAGACGCTGCAAGATTTGCACAAGCAACCGCAGCAGGAAATACTCGCATTACCCAAAAACGAAGAACGGGTGGTGGCGGTGATAACGGCGGTGGCAGCAGCGGTGGCGGTGGTATGCCCGGTGGTGATACTTCTACAACTGATGTTTTAGGTAATACAACATCTACTCCGGGAGGTTCAAACAAACCTAATACAAGTGCAGGTAACTATGGAGATGATGGCGGTCCCGGCGGTAATACTGGTAGGGATGATGTTATGAGTGGTGGTGGTGGTTATAGTGCACCACAAGAGGATTATGACTCATCGGGGCCTTTTAACAAAGGTGGCTTAATAAATAAACCTAAAAAGAAAAGTTACGCTAACGGGGGATACGTAACTGCAAACGAACCAGCGAAGAAGAAGAAGAAACGAAAAGGCTTAGGTACTAGGCCGTAACACAAGGAACTAAAAATGCCAGCAGAAATGACAACAATGGAAAAGCCTAAAGTAGCAGGTTTTGTAGATTCAAAACATATTAACGCTAACTCACGGCGTATTGCAGAAGCGGAGGCTGAACTAGAGGAACTTGATTCCAAGCAAGAAGAGGTAGAAGAACAAGCAGAGCCTGTGGAAGCAAAAGAAGAAAAGGCTCCTGATACAGGCGAAGAACGCACTTATAAGAAACGTTATGATGATCTACGTAAGATGCAGCAACGTCAAGCTGAAGAACTAAAGACTATTAAGTTACAGCTAGAGAACGCTAAAGAGCAAGGTGTTGTGCGTCCTCCCAAGTCGGATGAAGACATTCAAGCGTGGGCTGATAAGTACCCTGATGTAGCTGCTATTGTTGAGACTATCGCTGAGAAGAAAGCTCAAGAGAAGTTTAGCTACGCAGAGGATCGTCTTCAACAGATTGATGAGATGACTGCTGAAGCAGATCGTAACAAATCTCTTGATAGTATTCGTACTGCACACAGTGATTTTGACGATCTTAAAGAGAGTGATGAGTTTCATGATTGGGCAGGGGAACAGCCTAAGTGGGTACAAGATGCTTTGTATGAAAACCAAGATGATCCACGTTCTGTTATTCGTGTTATTGATCTTTACAAGTCAGATAAAGGTATGGACACTAAGTCTCGTAAGAAAGCCACCAAAGATGCAGCTAAGGCAGTAGTCAACAAACGTGCTACTAAACCTGACACTGTAGATACAGAAGGGACTTTTAGTGAGTCTCAAGTCAAGAAGATGAATGATAAAGAGTTTGAAAGTAATATGGATGCAATCATTGAGTCCCAACGTACTGGCAAATTTGTTTATGATCTCTCTGGTGGTGCAAGATAAATAATTAAAATAAATACTTGACACTCATGGTTTAATAGGTATAACTATGGGTGTCATTATAAATACTATATAAAAGCCCTACATATATAAGTAGCTACCTTTTACTTTAGTATACTCTAAGCAACAACATATTAGTTAAGACCTACCTGAATTTACAGGCCCGTTATCATAACGCTACCCTTCAAAATGCAGCCTCTTCAACTTGTGTTAAGCTTACTTAAACCTAAGCCAAACATTCAATGGAGGATTCATTATGGCTTTTACAACAGCATCAGGTTATGGGAATTTACCAAACGGTAATTTTAGCCCTGTAATCTATTCAAAAAAAGTACAGCTTGCATTCCGCAAGAGTACTGTATGTGGCGATATCACTAACTCAGACTACTTTGGCGAAATTGCAGCCCAAGGTGATACCGTTAAAATCATCAAAGAACCAGAAATCTCTGTAAGCGAATATGCACGTGGCACAAATGTCACAGCACAAGATTTGCAAGACGAAGATTTCTCATTAGTCATTGATAAGGCTAACTATTTTGCTTTTAAAATGGACGATATTGAAGAAGCACATTCGCATGTGAACTTCATGGACCTTGCAACCAATCGTGCTGCATACCGTCTTGCTGATCAACATGACCAAGAAGTTCTTGGCTACATGTCTGGTTATAAGCAGTCTTCTTTGCACTCACAAGCTGATGCACTGAACACTACTGTGAACGGTACTAAAGCAGTATCAACTGCTGGTTCTAACGAACTGCTTTCCTCTATGCAACTGCATAAGGATGACTTTGGCAACATCACTACAAGCTCTGCAGGAACACACTCTATTCCTCTGGCTGCACGTTTGCCTGGTGCTACTGCACTTCCAACTGCTACGGCTTCACCAGCAATGGTTGTTGCTCGTATGGCTCGTTTGCTTGATCAACAGCAAGTTGACAAACAAGGCCGTTGGATTGTAGTTGATCCAGTATTCATGGAAATTCTTGCTGATGAAGATTCACGCTTCATGAATGCAGACTTCGGTGAATCAGGTGGACTGCGTAATGGTTTGACTATTAGCAACTTCCACGGCTTCCGTGTGTACTCATCGTCTAACTTACCTTCTGTAGGTACTGGACCGGGTACTTCAGGTACTGCTAACCAACTGACTAACTTCGGTGTTATCGTAGCTGGTCATGATTCTGCTGTAGCAACAGCCGAGCAGATCAACAAAACAGAAACATATCGTGACCCTGACAGCTTTGCTGACATTGTTCGTGGTATGCATCTATACGGTCGTAAGATTCTTCGTCCTGAAGCAATCGTTACTGCCCGTTATAACGCAGCTTAAGGGAGTAATAAACTATGGCTACTTATGACATGACTTCCAGTGATACCGCTGGTGTTGGGGCAAATGTTCTTGCTGTCCCAACCAATGTTGGTAACACTGTACGAACTGTTGAGGCAATCTTAGATATTGACGCAATGGTAACTGCTGGATACTCTGGCGCAAACGGTGATGTTTTCCAACTTTTGGAAATCCCTGCCGAATCAGTTATTGTTGCTGCTGGTGCAGAAATCATGAAACCTTTCACGACTTCTTGTACTGCAGATATTGACTTCGCTGGTGGCGATGACATTATTGACGGTGCTGACTTGACTGCTGCTGCTGGTACATACCTTGCAAAAGG